TACAACTCTATGCTGTGGAACAACGGCACTGACGCAGGTAAAGATGCTGCTCGTAAGCAGAAGCGTAAACTGACTTACATCAGCAACATCTATGTTGTGAAAGATCCTGCTAACCCTCAGAATGAAGGTCGTGTCATGCTGTATAAGTATGGCAAGAAAATCTTCGACAAACTCACTGCTGCCATGCAACCTGAGTTTGAGGATGAGGAAGCAATCGATCCGTTCGACTTCTGGCAAGGTGCCAACTTCAAACTGAAAGCAAAGAACGTTGCAGGTTATCGTAACTACGATTCTTCTGAGTTCGCTGCCCAGAGCGCACTCTTGGACGACGATGACGCAATGGAAGCAATCTGGAAGAAGCAATCTTCTCTCCAAGAGTTTGTTGCTGCCGATCAGTTCAAAGACTATGATGCTCTGAAGAAGCGTCTTGATTATGTTCTGGGTAACAAGGGCACCCCTAGTTTCCAGGATCAGGAAACCGTTGAGGCAGAGGAAGAGTTCCGTGCTTCTAATCGTGGCACTGCTCCCGAAGTGACTTCTACTCCTGGTGACTTCAATGCAGAAGACATCCTTCCATCCAATTCTTCCTCTAGTGATGAAGAAGATGATGCACTGTCATACTTTGCCCGCCTTGCTGAAGAGTGAAGTCTGACTTCTACATTGATAGAGTGAGTAAATCCGAAGCCGCAGAATTACTTCTGCGGTTTCATTATCTTAAGGACTTTTCTAAAGGATTTAAGAGTGGATATAACTACGGTCTATACAAGAAAAATGACTTCTCACCGCTAAATATTGGGGGAATACAGGGAGTAATTATCTTCACTGGACTTCCTGTTCCAGAAGTAGCACAAGGAGCATTTGGTCTTGACAGAACCCAACAGCAAGGACTCTTCGAACTCTCTCGACTCTGCATCCACCCAGATACGCAGTCACAGGAGTACAACATTACTTCTTGGTTCGTTGCAAAGACGATTAAAAGACTTAGAAAAGAAACAAAGGTCAGAGCAATTATTTCGTATGCTGACAGTAACTTTCATGACGGTACAATTTATCGCGCTTGTAACTTTAGGTATTGTGGTCTCACCGAAGCTAGAAAGGACTTCTATTTTGCAGACGGCACCAAGCACTCAAGAGGTAAAATAAAAGGTGCTGAAGGAGAATGGAAAGAACGCTCCCGCAAGCACCGTTATGTTATGATGTTTGATAAAAGTTTAAACCTTTTATGGTCCGATAAGTCTAGTCCTGTCAGTAAAGATTAATTTGTTATTGACTGATTTAGAATTTTCTTGATAATTCATCAAAGTTCTCATATTCTGTAAGAATAATTGGAGGTATCTTGGTTTCATCAACTTAATATCTCTCTTCAATTCATTTTTCAGAGTTTCATATTCATAATTTGAAACTCCTATTACAGGACTTATTTCTTGATTGATACCTTGATATTTTGTTAAACCATCACCACCTCCACCAAAGTCCGAATTCGTAATATAAAACTTATCACTTGAAGCATTGAAAGGAGTTTTAATTTTGAAATCAGCGTCAACTTTTTGACCACCAGGTAAAATTAATCTACCTCTATTGTCTCTTACCTCAAGAGTTTCATAGTGATGAACTGCATTTAAATCATTTCCATATTTTTCTTGAGAATAAAGATATAGATTGTGATTTGTTAGTGGCCATTGATCTTTGATATTTGTAATTCCAGAAGTCAATATAACAACCCAATCAAGATCAGATGAACCGTACATAACCTCTGCAAGGTTATCTGGTCTTTGTCCATCAAGAATTGTATAATCATCAAAGAAGTTTACAATATCTTCAACCCAATCTTGAATTTTAACTTTACGGAAAAGATTTTTGACTGCTATGTACTCTCTTGAAGATGTTTTTTCTAAGAGAGTAGACTGGTAAAGTATGTCTGGTAGTTCTCTAAAATAACTCATTAGTATCCTACACCTCCTACTCCGTAATGTTTAAACGCAACTTCTGGATTTATGTCTGGTTCAGTTTGATAATGATCATAATCCTCAGCATAAATTGGATTAATTTCTTTGAATGTTAATTGCATTCTAATATGAACTGGTGTTCCATCAGAATATGTTGCATAGGTACCAGATGCAGTGTAGTTTACTGAAATATCTTCACAAACACATATCTTAAAAGAATTTAAGAAAGGATGCTCAGTAGCACCAGTGAGATATTGTAACTGGAAGAGTTTTGGTGATTTCATAAACAAAGCATTTTCACCTTGCCTTGATGGAGAAGCAGAACGTTTGATCACTCTAATAATATCCATAACATGACCAGCTTCTATTGCATTTCTTGGTGCAAAATCAAATATGAATGGGAATGTTCTTAACTTAACACCACTAAACAGAAGTTCAAGATTTTGTTGAAAGATTTGACCACTTGCTCTTGAAATTAATGCTTGTGGACTTACATTAGCACCTAAGGAGTTGAGTGCTGTAGCACCTAGAATATTATTGATTGCAGTTTTTGTTTGTTGATCAATTCCCTCAATATTACCCGCTAGTATTGCGTCTACCAATGCTTGCCTATTAGAAATATCTTTGTCACCCTTCAATTGTTTTATTATTTCACTAGTTGCATTTAATCCAGCAACTTGCAATGGATTAAGTTCACTCTGACTATATGCAGCACCAATATTATCAGATACTTGCTGAGGAATTGGTAAGAAAATATCAGCTTCTCTAACTTTTTTTTCTGCTTCTATTCCACTATTACCAAAGTTTCGTGATCCATCCGAATTTAAATTATTCCAAATATCATTTAAATTTGGAACTTTAGCAAAGTTTGGTACATTAATGCTTCCACTGCCGTCGAATATATTAGGAAGTCCAAATAAATCACCACCTCTTATATTATCAAATATTTGAATTCTTAAGCAGTCAGTAGATTTATCAATATTTTTCAGAGGATAACGAAATATTGTATTGTCTAGACCAGCATTTTGATTTCTCATTGTGTTGGCTTTGACGCCACCTGCATTTTCTTGCGACTTAGCAATCTGCTTAGCTCTCTCAGCAGCCTTTGAAGCCCTGTATTGTTTTATTTTTGCTTGTTGTTTTTCCCTTTTACTCATTCCTAGGAAAGGATCTCTTGCAGGCATTTATATTGAGATTTTTAAGTATTTAGCCACCTACTTTGAAATCTCTAATTGGCAACATCATAACGTCTCTCAATTCTGAAGGATAGATTTCATAAATCCCATCAGATATAACTTCACTTGCAAGATAGTTTCTTATTGATTGACCACGACCCAACCAGTGAAAATTTTGTGCTACCCACCCATTATCTGATAATCCACGCATTTGAACAACAGGATTTCTGTCATATCTCAAACCAGGAGTAATAGCGACATACTTGTAGACATATAGTTTTCCTGGTATTGGAGCGTCTGATTTTTCAAGTACAGAGAGTAACTGATCCATTACAATATCTGGATCTCTAACACCAATCACTCTGTTCGTTACAACACGAATCCTATTACGATTTTCATCAGTATCTGTGGGTCTCTGAGCTGCCTCTGCTGCTGCTTTTGCTGCTCTCTGTTCAGCAAGTTTTCTTCGTTGTGATTGGAGAAGTGTTTCTCTCTTCTTTGCCATTACTTGATACCTTATTTATTAAATAAGTCTTTCTCCGTCATTACTTTGAACTCCCACATCCTATCAGCACAAAACTCTTGTGCTGCCTTCCACTTCGCTTGATTTTTGGCATATTCAAATGCCTCATTCAAGTATTTCTTTGTCTGTCTTTTTGGTTTGGGTGGAGGAGAACACTGTCTCAAAGGTTTTACTTCAATTAAAGATGATCTAATTCTACCATTCACATCTCTATACTTAATAAAGAAGTCTGGAAAATATCTGTGAATCTTATTATCAATAGGAGAACGATATGGAATGCAAAACTCTTCAGACTGCCACTCCAAGACATTTTCATTAAGATCCAAATATTTCATCAGTTTGCGCTCCCAGAGAGAACGGTAAATGATATTGGTTGGATCACCTTTATATTTCTTTGGGTAGGATGGTTTGTATTTTCCCTTATATGACATCTAAATAACTATAACAATCACATATAAGATATTTAGAGTGCCTAGACCATTTCCGAAAAAGATATCTCAGATAAAACCAACTTTAACTAATGTTGCTCTAACCAATCACTATTCTGTAGAGTTTGGATTGCATCAATATGAATTGAGATCATACTTAAAGGATAGAGGTCTCGATTCCAGATATATTACTGAATCTATTGGTCTTCTCTGTAGTAGAGCACAACTTCCTGGTAGTGGTTTAGCAACTGCAGATATTGTAGGAAACTATCAAGGTGTGTCAGAAAAGATGGCACATAGCAGATTGTTCACTAGAATGTCAATGGAGTTCTATGTGGACACTGGATATAGAAGTTTGAAGTTCTTAGAACACTGGATGGAATTTATTGCCAGTGGTTCAACAACTGGTAGAGATCGAATTTCCCCAACCAATGAAAACTATTACTTTACGATGAGATATCCTGATGAATATAAATCTGATGAAACTAGAATTATAAAGTTTGAAAGAGATTATAAGAGATATATTGAGTATAGATTTTGGGGTTTATTTCCAATATCATTAGATTCCACTACAGTATCATATGAAGGTACAAATTTATTGAAGGCAACAGCATCATTTCATTTTGATAGATATATTTCTGGTCAGTCACGTTCTTTCAATATTAGTCAAGGAACTGATGGTAATAGAGATCAACCACCAACTGGAACTGGACAACCAAATAACAATCCAAGAGACTCTCAACAACAAGCGTCTGTGTATGGAAATTATTCTTTAGGTTCAGCAAACTATTTGAATGATGATCTTGGAATTCAACTCAAAGGTAGAATAAGTAACATTGATTGGATGACTGGTGGTTCAGTTCTTTCTGATGGACAGATTGCTAATTCGGCTATAAGTCAAAGAAAAATTTGATAACCTCTCTAAATAATTTTACTGACGTGCATGAATCGTAATGCCTTTACCTAAGATCGCTACACCGACGTATGAGTTGGTGATTCCTTCTACTAAGAAAAAAATTAAGTATAGACCATTTTTGGTTAAGGAGGAAAAAGTTTTAATTATTGCGATGGAGAGTGAGGATCCATCACAAATTGCCGAAGCAGTTAAAGATGTTATCAAATCTTGTATTATTTCAAGAGGTGTAAAGGTAGAAGAACTTTCTACATTTGATATTGAATATTTGTTTCTCAACATTCGTGGTAAGTCTGTTGGTGAAGAAGTTGAGGTTCTTGTTACCTGTCCTGATGATGGCATAACTAAAGTTCCTGTTGTTATTGGACTTGATGAGATTCAAGTTCAGTTTGATGAAAATCATTCTAGAGACATCAGACTTGACGATACTCTTACAATGCGTATGAAGTATCCATCTATGGAAGAATTTGTGAAGAATAACTTTAGTATGACAGATGTTAATCTTGATGAAACCTTTAATGTTATTATGTCGTCTATTGAGCAAATTTATAATGAAGAAGAATCTTGGACTACTAAGGATTGTACAAAGAAAGAACTCCGTGATTTTGTTGAGGGTTTGAGTTCAAAGCAATTTAAAGATGTTGAGAACTTTTTTGCAACAATGCCCAAGTTATCGCATACTATTACAATTACCAATCCTAACACTAATGTTGATAGTGAAGTCGTTCTTGAGGGACTGGCAAGTTTTTTCGGGTGAGTATGGCTCATACAGATCTTGAGTCATACTTCAGAATTAATTTTGCTTTGATGCAGCATCATAAATATAGCTTAACAGAGTTAGAAAATATGATACCTTGGGAGAAAGAAATTTACCTTTCATTCCTCAAGCAATACATTGAAGAAGAAAATCTAAAGGCACAACAGAATGGCTGAAGAAAGGTCACCAGTAACAACAGGATCTCCTGTAACAGGAGGACAGACCACTGCAGCCCCAGATGAAGTAACTACTTCTCTGTTAAATAGAAATTCTCTTCAACTATCAAATCTTTCTAGATCGGTTACAGTCTTGAGTAATCAAATGACTGTACTGTCTGGATCTCTTCAATCGATTAGTAAAGGTTTAGCAACAACACAATCTTTAGAAAGACAAAAAGAAGCACAAGAACAGGCATTAGAAAATAAATTAGCACAACAACAACTCAGGGAAGGAAAAGAATCTTTAATTGAGAAAAAGATTGAAGCGTCTGCTGTTGCTCCCGCACAGAAATTAGCAGGACAAGCACAATTCACTTTAGGAAGATTACAGAACTTCTTCCTCACATTGATTGGTGGATGGTTAATTGATAAAGGGATTGATACAATTAATGCTTTATCATCCAATAATAAAGAAGAATTAGAAAGTATTAAAAATAAAACCTTAGTAGGTCTCGGTGCTATTACTGGAATTTTTATAGCATCAAAACTTGCTATTGCCAAGTTAGTTGGTGCATTTGGATTGGTTGGTATTGGTCTTACTGGATTGGCTATTGCAGGTCTTTTTACAACTCCAGGACAAGAGTTATTAAATTTTTTAATTGATGCAGGTAAAAATGCATTGAAAGGTATTAAAGATTGGTGGGATAATGCATTTGGTGGAGGAAATGGTAATAAAAATCCTGATTCAGGAACTCCACCTGCTGAACCACCACCAGGTGCAAAAAAAGATGCAGGAGGAGATACCGATTCTCCATCACGAAAAGTTAGAACAGGAAGTACTGAATCTCCATCATCACAACAAGATTCAATAACACCTCCACCAGAACCAATTCCAGGAACAGAACCTCAAGAACAAGAATTAAACAAAGGTGGTGAAGTAGAAGGTCCTCCAGGAATTGATAACGTACCTGCAAAATTAACTGCTGGTGAGTTTGTAATGCCAGTTGAGGCAGTTAAAACTTATGGAATAGATTTTATGAGTGCAATTCAAACAATGAGTTTGGATAGTACTGAGCAGATGAACAAAGTGGGTGAAGCTGCCGTTCAAGCAATGAATACTGGTGCAGATACCATTAGTGCGATGGGTAAAGCAGACCCAGACTATGTAAATGACAGAAAAAACACTGATGTTGATCGTTCTTTAGATGCAACTCTCGCAAGAGAGAATATGTTGGTAGATATAGCATTAAATAAAGAAGCACAACAGGCACCTGAAGTTAGTCCTGCAGCAACAATTCAGTCAACACAACCATCTTCGCCACAACAAATTAAAATAACTCCAATTTCTAAAGACACTACAGTTTCTGATGTAATATCACAATCCACTGAGCAGTCAGCACCAATAATTGTTATGCAGTCTTCTAATCAATCATCTGCTCCTGCACCTCAAGAAGTTGCTGTAGCATCAGGTGGTGTTGGTGGCGTACCTTCATTCTCCAGCAAAAATTCTAGTGATATGTATATTTTGACAACTCTTTCACTTCTTAATGTGGTCACCAACTGATGGCATTACAAAATACACTAATTCAAAATAGCATAAGTTTAGGAAAGATATCAAAGTCTTTTGAATCTTTTGGGAAAGGATTAACTAGTGCAACAAAAATCTCTAGTAATATTGTATTATCATTAGATATTAGCAACAGAAAAAAAGAGCAGGCAATATTAAAGAGAAGAGAATTATTTGATACTAGAAGATCGGCGGTAGAGAGAAAAGAAAGGGAATCTGTCGTCGAAGCAGGTCAACTTGGAAGTCTTGTTTCGACAGCATCTAGAACTATCTCTGGAAGTACAAAGGGTTTTCTTGGTAGAGTAATGGATTTTGTGGGAACAATTGTTCTCGGTTGGGTTCTCACAAATTTACCAGTTATCATCAAGTCTGTAGGACAACTGATTGGTAGAATTCAAAGAGCATATAGACTTCTTACAGAATGGTATGATGGAACTACAGAATTCTTTGCCACATTTACTGAAGAATTGAGTTCAATAGGAAAGTCCATAACTGGTGCATCTTTGTTTGACGCTTCTCCTGAACAAAAACAGATGGATGAAGCAACTAAGAAAGTTGATAAGGGAACTAGTGAATTGACTAGTGATTATAATCGCATGGCAGAACAATTTAGAAATTTTGACATTGTAAAAGAAATTAAGAAACTTTTGGGTTTTGAAATTGAGGACGATAAAATAACTACAAATCCCGATCAGACTGTAAATCAACAATCACCACAAGTAACATATCCAGCATCACAATCTTATGATGCAGAAAAATTAACTAACTTAGCAAGAAGTGTTGGAATACCTGAAGATAAGGTTCCATCTATGGTTGCCATAGCATTAGCAGAATCTGGCGGAGACCCTACAATTGATACTGTCAAATCTGGATTGGACCCAGAAAAGAAAAATGAATTTTCATTAGGACTGTGGCAAATTAACATGCGTGGTCGCATAGGTGAAGAAAGAAGAAAACAATTTGGCATTTCTTCAAATGAAGAACTTTATGATCCTGTCGTAAATGCTAAAGCAGCACTTGCAATTTTAAATTCTCAAGGTCTTGGTGCTTGGGGTGCATATACTAATAATTCATATAAAGATTATCTACCTGCAGCACAAGCATCATTTGAAAAGGTAAAATCTACAAAACCAATTCAAATTGAATACAAAAATCCTCAAGAACAAGTATCAAAAAGGGTACCACAACAACAATTAGATCCTTCTAAGAGATATAGTAAAGGTGATGATGTTTCATTCATCGGTGCTCCAGCAACAATCACAGATGTTCCTGGTTCACCTAGACCACATGGTAGTCATGGTGGTATTGATATTGGAGTTGATCCAAACTTATTCATTGCATTAACAGTTGATGCTGAAGTTGTTGGTGTCGCTGATGGTGGTAATTATGGTAAGGTCATTGATATTTGGATTCCATCTATGGGAATTCAATTAAGATTTGCACATTGTAATAGTTTTGTTCATGCTACCGCAGGTAAAAAACTACCTGCAGGAACTTCTTTTGCTACTACTGGTAATACTGGTAGAAGCACTGGACCACATATACACTTTGAAGCAGACACTGTTAGAGGTCAGAGAAGATATGGTGGTAATACAAATCCTGCACCATATATTTCTTTAATCAAACTTACAACTGCAAAGGTTGAAGGTCAAAAAACAGCAGCAAATTTTACACCCCAAAAACAATCTAATCCAAATTTATTTACTTCACCAGCAAGAAACGTCGCACAAAATTTCAATAAACCTAACAAAAGACCAACTATTATACAGCAACCAAATACTGGTGGGGGACCATCAGCACCTACACCAGTTCAAATTCTTTCTGCATCTAGTCCATCCATATCTATTCCTACTTCTGGTGGTGGGTTAAATATATCAGATATTCTTCTTCACGAACTCGCACAAGTATAAATGTCAGTCCCAACAGCGTCAGATAGATCAGTTTATGAAGAGATAATCATCGAGTCTACAGTTAATGATAGCACCGTAGATTTGAGAACGGGTGTGCAATCACTTGATTATTATGAAAATGTATTTTCTCCAACTATTACTGCAAAAATTTTAGTAACAAATACTGGTAATAGTGTCAATGGTACGACAGTCAATCAAGGATTGCCATTAAGAGGTGGTGAGAGAGTATCAATCAGGATTGCACCAAACTATGAAAAAAATATTCCTCTAGATTTTTCTAAAGAAGGCGATCAATTATATGTCTCAAGCATTACAAATGTAATCACCACCGAAAGTTCTGAAACTTTTGTTCTCAATCTGTGTTCAAGAGAAGCAATATCCAACGAAACATCTAGAGTTCCTGTAAAGTTTCCAACATCATCACCAATTTCAGCATCTGTAGAAAAGATTATTAAAGAATATTTGGCACATTCTAAACCAATTGATATTGATAAAACCATGAACAAGTATGGTTTTATTGGTAATATGAGAAAACCATTTACTATTTTGACATGGTTGGCATCAAAAAGTGTACCAGAAATGACAGGTGATGGTACTGCAGGATATTTTTTCTATCAAACTAAAGAAGGATATCATTTCAAATCCGTTGATAAGTTGATTGCCCAAAGTCCAGTAGAAACATACTTTAGCACTGGTGTTGTTAGTAAGTTAAATGATGAAAATAGAAAAATTATATCTTACAATGTATCACAAAATAATAACCTTCTGAATAAACTTCGATTAGGAACTTTTGCATCTCAACGTGCATATTTTAATCCACTTGATTTTACCTTTACAGATCCTAAAAAAGGTGCATTTGGACTAAAAGATTATGTCAGCAACTCTAACAATCTTGGACAAAAACTTAGTCTCCCTGCATTAGCAAATAGCGATAAAACTCTTGGTGATATTCCATCAAGAATGATGACTGGTATTGTTGATCTTGGAACTTTAGAAGAAGGTGTTTCTACTGAAGAAAATGCAAATCCTCTATTATATCAATCACAGTCATTGATGAGATATAATCTTTTGTTCATGCAATCTGTATCTGCGACATTACCACTTAATACACGATTGAAAGCAGGTGATGTTATTGAATGTAACTTCCCATCAACTACAACAAGCGGCAAAAAGCAATATGATGATGTCCAACAAAGTGGTCTATATATGATAGCGGAACTTTGTCATCATTATGACAAAGAAGGATCTTATACTTCTGTGAAATTGGTCAGAGACACCTTCGGAAAATACGGAGTAAACAATAAGAAATAATGTTAGAAGAATCTCTATTTAAAACTAATTACTTAGGCAGAGACGGATTTAGATGGTGGGTCGGTCAGGTAGCTCCTAATGGAGATTATACGGAAGAACAGTCTAACGGTGGTGGATGGGGAAATCGTGTAAAAGTTCGTATTCTTGGATATCATCCATATAGTGAATTAGAATTACCAAATAAAGACCTACCATGGGCTCAGTGTTTATTGAGTACAACTGCTGGGTCTGGTGCAGCAAATAAGGCAACATCCGTAAAAGTAGCACCTGGAGATACTGTATTTGGTTTCTTCCTTGATGGTGATAATGCACAAGTACCTGTTATTATAGGTGTTTTTGGTAGAACAAGTCAAGTACCATCTAATGATTTTGCAAGTCCTTTTGTTCCATTCACTGGAAAGACTTCAAGAACTAAGAATGATGGATCAAAAGTTGCAGCAAGTGAATCGAATGAACAGAATTCAACTAGTCAACCATCACCAGTTGCTGTAGATAAAAAGACCGCAGATAAAATTAACAAAGAAACCAATCCAGATAACGATCCTAGACTTAAAGTCAATCCATCTTCTAATGTTATTGGTCAAAAAGTTACAGTAGCATCAACTGACAAAGATAGTGCTGTTCAAAAAATTAAAAATGAAACGGAAAACTTTGTTAGTAGAATTACAAACATTACTGATGGTATTCAAGGTGCTATTAGTGGTGTAAACGATGCTGTAGATAGTGTAAATGACGCTGTAGATGGTGTAAAACAACGTATATTTGAAGAGATTGATGGAATAACAGCATCAATACAGGGCAGTGCGACAAGAATGGTGCAGGATATGACCACAAACTTGTCAAATGCAATGATACCTGTAATGAATGCGGGATTGCAGAAAGTATATGATGTAACTTATGCAATCGTACTTGCAGCAACAGGAAGTACCGTAGCAGCAGATAAAGCTGGAACTATCGCTCAAGCACTGTTTATTGGACCAGTTAAAAAAATATCAGATGCGATACCTTGCATAACAAATAAAATTATCAATGGAATTTCAGATACAATTAAATCTGTATTTCAGAGTGTTGCAGATAATGTTACCAACTTTGTTTCATGTATTGGTGATCAGGTAGTTGGTGCGTTGATGAATCATATCATTGGCGGTGTAGTTGGTTTTATTGAACCACTTTTGGGTGGTGTTGAAAAAATTCTCAATGGTTTTACTCCACTCAATTTTCTCAGAAGTTCTGCGGATGCAATTTTAGGTTTAGCAGATAGACTTGGTTGCGAAGAAATCGCACCAGAATTTGATCTTGCATCTAATGAGTGGGTAATTGGTAAAGGAAGTAATGATAAAGTTGGTGTACCAGTAAATGAAATTTTAGAAACTGCAAATGCAGCACAAATTATCGCAGAAAATGCTGTAACAGATGTAGTTGGAGCAGTTCAAGATGTTGCTGGAGCAGCAAATTCTCTTGGTGTATTTGATTTTGCAAATCCAAGTGTATCTACTCCTGGATTTGAGAGTGCTCTTGGAAATTGCTTTGCTGGTCCACCACAACTTGGTGGATGTGGTGGAACTAAAATTAAAATATTTGGTGGAGGAGTTAAAGGTGTTGGTGGAGTTGCTAATGCAATTCTCCAAATCGCTGAAGGTGGTAGAGGTGTAACTGGTAGTGTTATTGGTGTTGATCTTGTAAATGGTGGTGGTGGATATACATTCCCACCATTCGTTGAAATTGTTGATGAATGTGGTAGTGGATATGGTGCTTCTGCTAGAGCAGTTATTGATTATGACCCAGATTCTGATACGTATCAACAAATTACCGATATTTACTTAGTATCTGAAGGTGTGAACTATACACCTAGTACAGATACATCTGAAAAAGATTACATTGAAAATAATGTTGATGGTCCATTAATTGTTGATCCTGGTACAGGATATGATCCAAATGACGATAAGGTAACGGATACAAACAATAATGTATATACAATTAAGACTGATGGTAATGGAAGAATTACTAAAGTAATTAAGGTAGGATCAACCGATAATTCTGGTGCTGATATAGGAAAAGGAGTTATTATCCCATCAGTTACAGATAGTATTGAATATACAATTTCTTCTGCTACTGGTTCTGGTGCAGTATTACGTCCTAGACTTATTGAGAGACCAGATACTCCACAGGGTGAAGTTAAGCAAGTTATTGATTGTATAGAATAAATATCAATGAGGAGGTAGATCAATGGCATTTCCAAATTTCGAAAGAAGACAATATCTATCATTAGGTCGTCATTTTAGAATTGATAGTGGTAATCCCAATATGGGATTTAATGGATCTAGTGTCTATGATTTGTATGGAAACACTGATTCTGGTGATGTTTCTTTAATGGGAATGTGTCAGGGTGGTATCTATCACTTTTATAATGATAGAACCATTGAAATTATTGCGGGTCAAAATAATGACAGGGGAAGTGTAGATGTTTGTATAACTGGAATGAAAGGTAGCGTTGTTATCAGCGCAATGGAAAATGGAGATGTAAGAATTTCTGGAAAAAATATTATATTTGATGCAAAGAATAATATTAGATTTAAATGTGGTGAAAACTTCTTAGTAGATGCTGGTAGTAAAGTTGATATAAAAGCAAAAGAAGCATATTGTGAGGCACCACATTCATATGGACCAGATTGTATTGCAACCGAAGATAATGCAATGACTTTCTTAAATCAGGTATATAAAGGTCTTGCTGCAGAGGGAATTGCAAGAGCAGCATCAATGGCAGCAGGTGGACCTGGTGCAGCAGCAGCAGTTAGTGTCGCTAGTAAAGCAATTAGTGCGCTATCATGACAAATTTCAATTTTGATTCAAAATTTCTTGCTAAGGCAGAATTTCTTTCATCTACAGAGTTTTTTGCACCCACAAAGTTTCTTGGTGCAATAGACTTAGAATCCGGTGCTGCAATAAAAGATGTTTTTGAAAAAACAGTTGTAAGAAAAGATTATGAAAGTGGTTCAATAAACATCAACTTGAGTGAAGGGTCTTTAGTTAATTTTACAGTAGATTGCTCAACTAATTTTACTATTAATGTTAGTGGATCTGCAAAGGTTGGTAAAACTCCAGCAGTTCCATTAAGAGATTACTTGCCGATTGGTAGAAGTATTGTCTTGACAATTTTGATACCTATGGGATCGAGTGCTTATGTAATGTCTAATCCAACTACATCTGGATTTAAAATTGATGGTGTCAACACTACTGTAAAGTGGATTAATTCTACGTCGCCAACATCTGGATTTGCAAATGCAACTAATGTATATACATTTGCAATTATTAGAAACGATAAAAAAGATTATACAGTATTAGGAACTTTGAGTAGTTTTGGATAATGCCAATATTTGGGTCTCAATCATCTATTAATGCTAGTGGATATGGTTTTCTTGGAGCAAAAGAGAGAACTATACAATCCACTATTGCCCCTAAAAACTTATTTGAAGGGACACAAATTACAGTTTCTGTAACTACAGACGGTTATCCAGATGGCACTGTTCTTTATTATACTGTCAGGGGTAATCTTGGTACAATAACAGCAGCAGATTTTACAGATAATTCTCTGACGGGAACATTTACCATCAACAATGATAGTGGTTCTTTCACCAAAACAGTTGCTGCTGATGGTGTTATTGAAGAAGGAGAAGGATTTGTTATTGATATTAGAGCAATTTCACACACTTCGGAAGTAATTGAAACAACTCAATCTGTTTATATTCAAGGTTCACAATCTACCGGTGTTGGTAATATTGATGATGGACAAGGTGGTTCTACGTTTCATGACTTTGGTAGTGATGGAAATCTTGTATTTGATGCAAATACATCAACCTCATACACATATACTGCTGCCACAGATGTAAAATTTAATGCATTTCTTTGGGGTCAAGGTGGAACTCTTCGTGGTGGAACTGGTGGATATTCTTATGGAACTTTTAATTTAAGTCAGGGAGATGCTCTCCACATAAGATTGAATTATGGTGGTGGAGTACATGGAAACGAGGGTGGAAGTGGCAATGGTGCTTCTGGTGATGGTGGGGGATTAGCAGGTATATTCTCATCATCAACAATCAACCAATCCAACGCAAGACTAATTGCTGGCGGTGGTGGAGGAGGAGCAAATCCAGTTGGAGGTTCTGGTTCTGTCAATGGCGGTGCCGGTGGTGGACCATCAGGTTCCAGTGGTGACAATTCTCCCGACACACAACAAGGTTCTACTGGTGGTGGGGGTGGAACACAGTCAGGAGGTGGCGGCGGAGGCGGTCACGGTGGCAGTCCTGGTAGTGCCCTTGCTGGGGGAAGAGGTGGAGATGGTACTGGATCTTACCCCAACTATGCTGGCGGCGGTGGCGGCGGTGGAGGATATTATGGTGGAGGCGGCGGCGGCGGCGGTAATGATGATGGTTCAGGGTCTCGTTCTGCCTCTGGTGGAGGTGGTGGTTCAGGATATGTTCATTCTTCTGTAATTAATGGATTTACGGGTGGTTTTTCATCTGGTCAGAGTAATCCAAATAGAGGAAATGCTGGAGAATCTGGTCAAAATTCAAAAATTGTCTTTGAGGGTATTTTTGCCTTTGAATATAGAGGATCTAGTTCTAATGACACATATTCAGTAAATATACCTGCAAATACAACATCAATGACTGCAAAAGTCTGGGGTGCTGGTGGTGCAGGTAATGGTGAGTGTCCTGCTTCAGGAACAGGTCTTAGTCCAGGAAACTTCAGTGGTGGTTCAGGTGGTCACGTTGAAGGAACAATTCCAGTTACAGGTGGAAGTACAGTAACTGTGTATGTTGGTGGTTCTGGTGCAGGTTCTGGATCACCTAGTATGGCAGGTTATGGTGCTGGTAATGGTGGAGGGCTTTCCGCTGTCAAATATGGTTCTAATGTATTGGTTGCTGGTGGCGGCGGTGGTGCTGGACAAGCAAGTAATGGTGGATATGGTGGAGGAAATGGATCTGGTCATCCAGGAACAGGTGGAAATGGTTCGCCAAGAAGTGGTGGAGGTGGTAGTCAAAGTGGTGGTGGTGGGGCAGGTAGTCCTTCCAGTCCAGATTCATCAGGTTCTGGTAGTTCTTGGAATAATGGATCTAATATCGTAAACGGTGGAGATTCTGGTGGTTCTGGTCAATTTCAGGGAAGACGTGGTGGTGGCGGTGGATCTGGATACTACGGCGGCGGTGGCGGCGGTGGAGATGATAGTAGTGACTGCACTGGCGGCGGTGGCGGCGGAGGTTCAGGAATCATCAGTGGTTCTTGGACTAACACAGCATCTGCAAATGGTCAAAATGGAACAGGTGGTGGTGTAAGTGCTGTCGATACTGGTGATGAGCATTATGTTTCTGGATATGGTGGGAGCGGTCAAAATGGATTGGTGGTTCTCATTTTTTCATAAGTTGACACCTGAACAGAAATACCTTATAATATCAAGGTAATCAAGAAAAGCACATGAACGAAACTTATGTTGCTGGTGTCGTCATTGATGTCTGCACTCGTTCCTTTCTTCTCCTTAGTGATGAAGGAGATGAAAAAATGGTAGAATGTGAAACTGCTGAGCAGTTTATGAATGTGTTAGAAGTTTGCACTAGCAATCTTAATGATGATCAAATCGAATATGCCAGTCTGGCAATCAAGGAGTAACATGGAAGTATTCACCCTAGAAGAATGGGAAAAAAATTTTGATGCATTATTCAAAAGAGTTGAAGAAGGAGAGACAATAGGAGTGGTTAAAGAAGACGGAACAGCAGCAGTATTCATGCCTGCTGATGAAGCAGAGTTTCTGCGAATACACACAACAGACAATAACGACGCTGACTGATGTATTTGGGAGTGTCGCATATTGGTTAATGCCCATGCCTTATAAGCGTGTGAACCGAGTTCAATTCTCGGCATTCCCATTAGTGTAGATGTGATGTAAGGAAACACGCCTCTTCGGAGAGTATTGCAGGTATCAAACCCTGTCATCTACACTATTAACCTTGCTGGTTTAGCAATTTGGTAAATGCTCTGAACTCATAATTCAGCTAAAGATGGGTTCGATTCCCTCAACCAGCACTTGACCATTAATACTCTTTGAGTTATAATGGTCTCATATCACGGGAGTGTGATGAAACTGGTAAACATTGCGGCCTTAAAAGCCGTTGCCTGTAACGGGCTTGCGGGTTCGATCCCCGCCGCTCCTATTAGTTAAAACAGTAGATTGTATAAATAATAATGCGTCTACTGTTTTAAGTATGGGTCAATATAGAAATTATACTGACGAAGAGTTCATTGCTGCTTGGACTTCCAGTTCTTCCGTGAGACAAGTTCTCGGTAAGATTGGATTAAGAGAAGCAGGGGGTAATTATGCTTGTGCTAAAAAGAAAGCAAATGAACTTGGTCTTACAAAAGACCATATGACGGGGCAAGCGTGGAACAAAGGTAAAACTATTGGTCCTAAACGCCCTATAGAGGAATATTTAATATTTGGTAAGTATTGTCAATCAAACAACCTAAAGAAAAGACTTCTCAATGAAGGTCTTAAACAGCACAAGTGCGAGTGTTGTGGTATAACTGAATGGAACGGTCAACCTACCCCAATAGAACTTGACCATATCGACGGGAATAGGTATAATAACACCATAGAGAATTTACGCATTCTCTGCCCAAATTGCCACGCTCAAACGGACACTTATCGCGGTAAAAATAAGTAACACCGCACTATATAAATTACCTACTTTTCAATCATGAAACTCCTTCTTGCCACAATTATTGCTCTGACTCCTACAGCAGCATTTGCTGGTGATAGACAATCAGGGTGGTCTTATCAAGAAAAATGTTTTAAGACTGTTTATCGTGAGGAATATGTACCAGGAACAATGCGGCGTCCTGGATATGTAAAATCATACAAGGAAAGAGTAAAAATTCCTTGTCAGAAAAGAGCAAAAAGATATGATTATGACTATGGTCATCGTTATGACTATGGTTATATTCCCCCAACATATCATACACCAACTAGATTTAAAGTTGACGACAATTCCTGCATTGAAGGTACAGTAGCAGGTGGACTTTTGGGTGGAGCATTAGGTGGAGTTCTTTCTACAAAAGATAATTGGATTTGGGCAATTCCCGTAGGTATGGTTGGTGGTGCAATGGCAGGATGCCAAGTTGATG